ATTTATATCTATATCATTTGATGTATCAATTCTATTAATAGGTACCATCACAATAGGTTCAATATCTGTATCTTCATATTTTCTTCTAGGTGGTTTAGTAAATTTAGGATTTTCTATTTTTTCATATTCTATTCCATATATACATAAGATATCTTCACATATACGTATAAAATCCTTATATGTTATAGAAGATTCATCCCTGTATTCGGCTCCCATTTTTTCTTTTCTAGAATCATTTGTAGCTTTTAATACTTCACCCTCTAAAAATTTAACTTTTTCTTTTGGTATTTCTTTTTTGAATTTAAATATACAATGATATTTTGGATCACTGAATGTATCTGAATAATCATACCATCTCTCATGTATTCTCATCGACATACCAAATTTGAATGTTTTAAGTTCATTAAGTAAACTAGAGATGAGTATGTATAAACCTATCATCAACTAGTATTTACTGTTTTTAATATTTTAAGTATAAAAAAATATTATAAAATTCAAATTAATATATGTGTATAATATGTTTTTTAAATTTGAATTTTAACTAATTAGTTATTTAAAAAATATATTATATAGTATATATAAGAACTAAATGGTTAAAGAATACACTTGCGAAAAATGTGGTAAAGTATTTTATCAAAAAGGGCATTTAACAAATCATCAAAAAAGAAAAACGCCTTGTAAACCAATTAAAAACAAGATAATAGAAAATAAAGTACAAGAAAAAATACAAGAATTATCTGAAAATGGTGATATTGAAATAAAAAACGAAAATTTGATTACAAATTCAAAAACAAATAAAGTAAATAATATTGATATTCAAAATAAAGATGGAATAGAATATTTAGAAACTATTGAAAATAATTCGATAGATTTAATTTTAACAGATCCACCATATATAACTTCAACAGAAACAGGTATGGGTAATCTACATAAAAAAATACAAGAAAATAAAGAGAATGGTATTAAATATGTTAAAACAGAAGAAGAATGGGAATCAGTAAAAGATAAATATAATGATAAAAAAGGTATGACAGAAGAAACTATGAAACAAAATTATATGAAATATGGTTCTATTTATGGAAAAAAATATAGTGTACAAACAGAATATGGTGAATGGGATACATCTTTTACAATGGATATATTGGATGAATATATTAAGGAATATTATAAAAAACTCAGAAAAGGTGGTACAATGATAATATTCTTTGATTTATGGAAAATAACACCATTAAAAGAAATTATGGAAAAATATAAATTTAATCAAATAAGATTTATAGAATGGATAAAAACAAATCCTCAACCACTTAATTCTAAAACAAATTATTTAACAAATAGTAGAGAGATAGCCTTATTAGGTGTTAAGGGTGGTAAACCAACATTTAATAGTTCATATGATTCAGCTATATATCAATATCCAATACAAGGAGGAAAAAAAAGATTTCATCCTACTCAAAAATCATTGCCATTATTTGAAGAATTAATAAGAAAACATAGTAATGAATCTGATATAGTATTAGATACATTTTTAGGATCAGGTACAACAGCTATTGCTTGTAAAAATACAAATAGAAAATTTAAAGGATGTGAATTATCAAAAGAATATTATGATAAACTAATTGAATTTATTTAATAATTTATTCTTCTGATTTTTCTAATAACATTATTTTTCTACAATCTATAGCGAACTGTATTGGATCATACCAATATGAACCAATTAATGCATTTTTATCATTTGTATCATAATTTTCATTACCTTTAGTAAATTTAATTCCACCATTCATAGCTAATATATCGGGAGACGGTGGTTGTCTTTTATTTTCTTTATCTCTTCTTAAACCACAAGCTCTTTTTCTTAGATTACAACTGTTGCATAATGGTTGAAAATCTTCTTTAGTTTGTGTATTAATATCTAATACTCTTGGATCATTATATAAATCATTTTTATGATCGCATATAGTTTTTTTTGCCCCACATTTAACACAAGGGTATTGTGAATAGTATTTCTTTATATCTGAATGTATAGGACGGTTTATTTTTTCATATATATTATCTCCTCGAATAATAAACCCAATAACACCTTGACTATTTTTTATTCCATCTTCTTCTCTTTTCTTTTTATATTCTTCAATCATTTTTAAATCATCTAGTGTTAGTTCAATATGTTCGTCATAACATTTAGGATATGTCATAGGAGAGCGACAACTACCATATATTGTAGTATTAATATACATTTTAGTTATTTTTTTTCTATCACCGGATCCATTACCCGGTCCTTTGTGAAGACCTAATTTTTGTGCATCTTCAATTGATAAAATATATTTGTGATTGTTTGTCAATGAATTCACAAGTTTTTTTATTTCATCATTATTTTCCATTTCTTCAAAATCTTTAAAATAACATTTCGCAAATTTTTTAAAATCTTCAAGTGTTTCCATAATAGACTAATACAAGATATCTTTTATATAAAAAAAATATTATAAAAATCAAATTAAAATATATGTGTATTATATCTTTTTTTTGATACATTCATCATATGCTTTGTATCCTTCTAGTAATTTTTCATATTTTCCTCTAACTGAAGCTTCAGGATGTTTTATTTTATTCCAGTGAGTATGTGCTATATTTTGTACACGATTATATAGCATTTTACGCCCAACATTCTTACAATATTTATCTAATGCTTTTTTATTATATATATTTTCTGAATTCAGAATATATCTTAATGCTTCATACATATCTATATCTGTTTTTTTGTGATGATACATAGCCACGAATTCATCGAAGTTATCAGTGACACCCATCACACAAACAAGATATCTTTTGTATAAAAAATATTATAAAATTCAAATTAAAAATATATGTGTATTATATAGAGAATGGAAGACAATAGTTTGTTAATGATTGTTTTGGCGTTTGTTTTAGGATGTATGTGTAGTCAAATGATGAAGCAAATGTGTGGCGGTCGATTAGTTGAAGGTTTTATTTTTGACTTATCTTCATCTAATACCAAAAAAGCTAAGGGTGAATATTGTGTACATCCTTATGACTGTATATCCGGATTAATGTGTGATCTTAATAATAAATGTAATTAAAAAGGTATCTTGTTATAATTATTATTTTGGATATAATTTGAAATATACATTTAATACATTACTAAATAAATAGATAACAGAAATGAATAGAATTAATGTTCAAACTCAAACAGAAAATAACAATACAAAAATAAGCTGGTATGATGTATTCCAACCATTCTCAACTTCTGTTATATTAATAACTATTATTATTCATATATTAGAATTAATTAAAGATGATAAGAAACGTTTATCATCTTTAGAAGTTATGTTATTAGAATTATCAATTAGTGCAATATATTTAGCAGGTCAACATTTAACTACTTATTTATTTATATTGAAATGTATAAATAAAAATGTTGGTAATAAAAAAAGATATTTAGATATAATTTTATCAGTAGTAATTATTATATATTTATATTTTAGAAATAATATTACTAATGATTTTAAAAGTGGACTATTCGTATTGAGATTTATTATTCATATTTTAACCCTTTCTCCAATTAGTGAGATAACATTAGATTCAATTACTTTGAATATTTATAATCAAACAGAGTTTTTGACAGAAAAGAACTATGCTCCAACGGAATCAGCTATTCGTTTTGGATTAGCACATATGACGATCGCAATAACAGAAATATCTAGATTAATGTATTCATTATATTATCTAATAAAAAAGTAATTAAAAAGATATCTTATTATTATAATTTATTTATTAAATATTTATATATTTCAATGACTTGCTCTTTCCAATGTGGATTACTAGGTGATATACATTTAGAACCACGACAAATACTCCAATCATAAGTCCAATTATTTATAGTGTTTTGTTTTACGAAATATTTATCAGTTGTAGCTAAAAATTCAACAGGTATATATATTCGTTCATAATTTTTAATAAATGCATTTTGTTTCCATTCATCAAATGTATATTTGTGTTCCCAAGCAGGATAATATTTTAATAAATTATTATCATCATAGTTACTTAATATTTTAGGTGTATCAGTTACTCTTAATATAGAATTGAATCCTTTTGTTCTAATATGCCAAGCAATAATATCATTCTTTTTAATTTTAGTTTTAATAGAATCATTTGTACCATCTTTATTCCAAGTTAGAACTAATTTATTTTTAACAAAAGTATCCCATATTTTAATGTCTTCATGATTACCATTCATATACCATATTTTATCAGATTGATTTATATATAAGATATCTTGTTTTACTTTGTCATTTAATTTTTTATTTTTTGATGGTTCAAATGTGTTTATTAGTAATTCTCTTACATAATTAATTTTTTCGTGTTCATCTAATGCATTATATTTTTCTAATTCTTTTTCTAAATATTCATTTAATTCTTTATTTCTTGCTTCTTCTTCTTCTTTACTTTTTATTAATTTCTGCATTAAATCAATTTGTTTCTTCATTTCTTCAATATTCATATTATCCATATTAAAACCTTCAACTATAAATATATTTACAAATGAACCAATGATCTAAAATTCAAATTTAAAAAAAAAAGATATCTTATTATAATAATTTAATTCATTGTAATAATTTATCTACTTTTGAGCAAAACCTTAAAGACTTATCATATTCTTTTTTTAATTTTCTTTTTTCTTTTAGTACACCAGTTAATTCATGGGTAAGTCTTTTAATAGTTATTTCTTTTCTATCAAGTTTCTTTTTTAATTTTTCTTTTTCCTTAAATTCTTGTGTATTCATTTTTTTTAATGTCACAATTTTATAAGATTTACAATTTTTGAGCCCTTCACCATTTTCTAATGTTGATTGAATGTAGTGTTTTTTATTAATACATAGATTTTTAGTATTAAAACCATGTTTTTTGTTTTCCTCAAAATGAATTTTTTTAATTTTTTCATAATATTCTTTTTGAAGTTCTACAGATTGTCCAGATATTTGTTCAATATTCATATCTACACCAGCAACACTATTTGCCATTGAGTCGACATAATTAGATATATTACCACAACATCCTGTATAGAAACTATCTTTTGACCAAATAGTACTATAATTTCCCCAATAGATAGGTTTACATTCTTTATATTCTTTCAATAATGATTTTATTGGAGCAGAAGCCCAATAATAAGAATGTGGACCTATATGAATACTATTGTCTGTTATTTTTAATTCATTTGTTCTCATATAAATTAATTTCCAAATCTGATTATCATTAAATATTTCCATTAAATTTTTATTAACCATAGTTAGAAATCCAACATCTTTTATAGATAAATGATTCATCATAAAATGTAAGTATACACTGAATGGAATATCATCAAGAGACATTTTTAAAGCTCTTCGTTCTCTATTAAATATTTACAAAAATGAATTCAAATTAAAAAAATTTATAATAAATTTTTATTGTATATAATCATTCATAGTGTTTTATTTTCATCAAAATATCCATCATATTGATGTAATCACCTTCACTGATTTTATCTTTAATATCAAACAAATGGTCTGACAATTCATCAAAATTTTTAGGATATGAATATCCTATATTGCTAAATAGAACACACATATCACAATATACTTGATGTCCGATTTTATATTGATTATCATCCAAATATTTTTTGAATATACTAAGATATTTACTTAAACTAATAGTACTAAGATATTTTTTTAATGAACATCTATCTGAGCCAAACATATCTACATGACAAATACAATCGGCCACATATCTAGGTTTATATGCATGTTTTGAAAAGTATTCTAATCTAAATGAATCATGATTTATATAATTATAACTGTTATAATAGACAGGATTGTCTAAAAATATATTAATATGAATAGAACAATCAACTATATTCGTACCTTTTTTAACGATGTCAAAAATCAAAATGAAATAGATTTTTGATTCTCTCAATTCTTTATTGCTAAATATTATTTTTTGATCGACATCAAAATATATCCCAATATCATATCCATTTGAATTATAATATATTTCGGATGATACTTGAATATCGTGAGGATTATCTTCACTAAGTTTAATTGGTAAATATTGTTTTTCTGAACATTCTGCATTGTTAGCATTTGGTGTCATTGGTGTTATTTGAACATCTTTACTGTATAATTTACTATAATCATTTTCGACTCTTTCAACACCTTCATCTAATTTTTTGTAATATTCTAATGGATCAAAATCATATGAACACATCTCTACAACTGGCTTATATTGAATAAATAAATCTAATAAGCAATTATATGTCTCTTCATGAAGTTCAAGAACCATCTTGTATGAAGCTCTCAAAGACAGTGTTTCTCCAAAACCTTGTCCGAAAGCTCATTGTTAATAATTAACAAAAATAAATTCAAATTAATTTAAATCTTTTAATATATTATCAATATTATCTTTAATAACTTGAATATATTCATCTTCTTCTTTAGTTAAACTAATTCTTATTTTAATTACTTGTATTAATTCATTTATAGTATTAATTAAAATTTTTGTATTATTTGAATCTATATTATTAAACTTAATATCATTAAATTCAATATCATTAAACTTTTTTTTAATAAGTAATTCATTCATTATATATATATATAATTATTATAAATTTAAATAACCGTATTTTAAATGACCATATTTATTTTTATATGTATTATGATATTTACATAATTCACCACAATTTTTATTTTTACTACATTGTTCTATAATACCATTTTTGAATGTTATAGCACAACATTTATCTGGATTATACCTTATGTTTTTTCTATAATCATTATTGATATCTCCGAATATTAGATAACCATATTTATTTTTAATGTTATTATGTTTATTACACATATTATTAGATTTTATAGTATTACTACATTGTCTAATATGTCCATCATTATATACACAAGCAATACATCTATTTTTTTTATTTTTGAATAAATTATCACTTATATAACCTTTATTGTATCTAGGTTTTAATTCAGTATTGAATTGAATATTATGTAGATGATGTTGGCATCTAGATATAATAAAATCATTAAAATCAGGAATATTTAATTCATCAATAATTTCTTGTGTTAATAATTCATTAATTAGATGATTCATTATTCATGTCAATGATATCTTCTACTAAATCATCAACTATCAAATTAATTTCATATTGATTTAATATATTATTAATAGATTCTTTAATTTGTATAAATGTTTCAGTTGATATATCAGAAACATCATAATATTTTTTAATTGAATTTAATAATGATAATTCATCATTATCATTATTAGTTGGTTTATTTTTTTTAATTCTTTGAGGATTTGCGATTAATCTAAAAAACATATCAGAATCCATAATACACTATATAATATAATTATAATAATTATTGTTATAAATTTTAACGATTGATATATGTACAAAATTATTTAATGTATTATTTGGTTTATTTCTGCATATTATATAGTATTCTTTTTTTTTCAAATTATAATATAGTAATTTATAATTTAATCCAATTTTTTTCTCAATATTCAATAAATTATTAACAGTCTTTATATTATTGATATATAAATGAGAATAATATTCAAATGAATCTATATGTGAGTAATGTATTTTTATCGGAATACCCAATAGAGTAAAGTTATCTATTTTATATTTTAATACTATTTTATCTTTTTTATTCTCGGTAATAATATTATCAGTATTTATATTACTTATAATTAAATGCATAATTACTTTAATAACTATTAATATTTACACAAATGTACATATTCGATATTATCAAAAATAAAAATCATCCGCATATAATTATAAATCTTAAAACTAAAATTTTTAATATATTCGATTACTTAAAAATAATACCTATAAATAATAAAAATAAATTAGAATATGAATATTATAAAAATTATTATTTTTTTGATTATCTAAAAGTTAAAAAAGAAAAAGAATACAAAATATATATAAATGATTTAATTGAAAGAAATTGTACAAATGAACAAATATATTTATTTATATATAATTTTAATTCACCAATACATTGCGAACAATCATATATAAAAAACATAATGGATAAATATTATTCGAAGGTTGTATTAATAACACATAATATTAACACGATCATAAATTCTATAAAGAATCAATGTATAATTATTAATTATAAGAAAACAGATAATTATTATATAAAACAGAATATAACAATATGTAATATTATTTATGATTTATATAAAAAATATGATTTTAAAGAATTCAAAAAAAAGATAAAAGATGTAGTATATAATGCATACAAATATGATATTATATTAGAAGATATGTTCAAAACATTTATATCATATTTATTAGATAAACCATATATAGTGAATCGAATAAAAACGATGATATTAAGAGAATCAAGTAATATAAATCATAAAATAACTGTATCAAATAACAAAATAATATTATATGAAAAAATATTTATAACTATTTATAAATACATTAAAACAACATTAGATGTTCAATATAACTTAAAATTAATTCAAGATTAATATGAATGAATAAATATTATGAGATAGAATCTAATAATAAGATTAAATATATTGACATAGATGTATATGTATTATATAAATCATTGAAAATAAAAACAGATAATTCAAAAAAGTTAATAGATAATTATAGTTCTAGGTGGGATTATTATAAGAAAATAAATAACAAATATGAATATATATATAATAATAGACACAATAATATATTCAATGTCAATATAACACCAATTAGTCGATCATATTTTAAACTGCAAGAAATAACAATAGATTGTAATATAGATATTGAAGATTGTATTATACTATGTATGGCAGAAGCACCAGGTGGTTTTGTTAAAAATATCATTGATAGAACAACTAATACAAAGATATATGCGAATTCATTATTATCGAATGATAGAAAAATACCATCATGGAATAATATGATTATTAATAGCAATCGCGTTAATATATTGAACGGAGTAGATAATACTGGGAATATATACAATATAGATAATATTAATGATATTATTGAAAAAGTTAGAAACAAATGTTATTTAATAACGGCTGATGGTGGTATGGATTACTCTAGTAATTATAATAATCAAGAATATGATTCATATAAATTATTGATATGTGAAATATATTTGGCATTATGTACCCAAAAAATTCATGGTTATTTTATACTAAAGATATTCGATATATTTAATTATAAAACAGTACAGTTATTGTATATATTGAATTTATTTTATAATAAAGTGAATATAGTAAAACCGCATTCAAGTCGTTGTTCGAATTCAGAGAAATACATAGTATGCATGAATTTTAATGATAATAGCAAAGATTTGGATTTATTGAAAACTAAAATATATGATTATATTAAATTAAATAGAAAAATAGATTTATTTATACCATTATCATTTATAATGAATATATATGATTATAACAAAGTATTTGTAGAGAATCAATCTAATCATATTAAAAGTACAATTGAATTAATTAAGAATAAAGATAACATTAATAATAAGATATATGATAATTTGGAATATTCAAAAGAGTGGCATAATAAATATATACCTAATAATTAAATGAATAATAATTTTAAAATGATTAAATCAAATAATTTGTATAAATTGTATAAACATTTGGATAAGATATCTTATAATAGTTTTAAAACTACAAAACAAGATACAAAAAAAGTATATCCATTGATACAAAATAAATATATTGATAAAACATTCTTATCAAAAGCAAAAAAACACAATAATGTTGATGTGTATAAGATAAAAGTAAATAGAACAGAATGTGTATTATTTTATTATAAAAATAATAAATATAAAATAGATATTAATAAATTAATCAACAAGATATCTTATATATTATCATTATCAAAAGCAAAACATAAAATAAATATACATTTAGTATTATTAGAAGACAAAAAGATATTTGATAAAAAGTTCGAATCAAAGAATACGAATAGTGGATTAACATATAGATATGGGAATAATATGTCGGATATATTTGTGTATAGATATGAGGAATATATGAAGGTATTGATACATGAATTACTGCATGCATTAAGGTTTTCTAATATAACAAATGACAACAAAACAACTAAATATTATAACAAAAAATACAATATAAAATGTGATGAGATAATAATAGATGAATCATACACAGAAATTATGGCTAAATTATTGAATTGTTATTTGTGTTGTAAATATAGTAAAACAAATAATTATAAATATTTTAATAAATTAGTGTCGATAGAAAAGAGATTTTGTAGTATACAAGCATCTAAAATTCTTGATTATATAAAAGATAATCCAAAAATTAATATAAATAAGCATACACATATAGTTGAATATTATTTAATAACAAATGAGTTATTTTATAATTTAGATAAATTTTTAGAGAATAGATTAAGAGACAAAGATACCTTCAGAACAACAAAAAAAAATATGATAAACTTTGTACTGAATAATAATGAATATGAGACAGTTATAATCAATAAAAAATCAAAAATGTACAAGACATTTAGGATGACAATAATAGAATGTGAATAAAAAGAAATGCACCTGGATTGATGTACCCTTTTTTGACCAACACCACTGAATCATACAGGTAGTGCTTTGTCTCAACGTGATGCGTTTGCTTCACGATTTTGTTTCGGGTTTAATTACCATTTACCC